CTTTCGCCCTCAGTCAAAGACTGAGTCCGGGGTGATTAACCCCTGAGTGTGTACACCGATATCTTCTTGTACCCGCTCACCTCTGGTAGAGGTAAGTGCTTCACATTCTCCTTGCCTTCAGGCAAGGGAAGAGGTGAGGTATTGCTTCCACCATTCCCGCGCCGTTTGTAAGCGGCGTGGAATAAAGTGGCATCCTTGCCAGCGACAGTTCGAAGCTGGCTTGGAAGGTACTCATCACCGCCAGAACGGCGGTAAATAGAGTACAATGCAACGATATGTTCTCCCTTCTCTAGGGCGACACGGTCCTTAGTGGTCCGAGTCACGAACGTATCAAAGAAGTAGCCTGAGTAACCCCTCTGGGTATAACGTTCGGGCCGCTGCCTAGGGTGATCCCCAAGCAGATGACCGTCACCGTACCCATCCGGGCCATATATCCGGAGCGCAGGGTGGATTTTATCTTCCACCATTCTTGCGCGCTCCAGATCTCCGCGCCGCACGTAAAAGTTGTGCAGGACGAAGAGGCTTTGTCCGCTAACCCACCCTTTCGAGTAGATTGGGCGGACGTCGGTTCCCGAAAAATAGTCCTTCCCACACGATTCCCGGAAGGGACCCGTATGGTACGACTTCGTCTGGTTCACAAGGAACCCCGCTGCTAGTAAAACCTCCACCAAAAGTGGATAAACAGCGGTTGGCACGATGAGGTCATCACCGTAGGCCGTTGCATCGCTGTCTTTTGGACAGCAAGCAGCAGCCAGACTCCAGAAGATCAGAGTCTCCAGGGGAAAGGTAAACCCGTTCCCCATAGACGAAAACTTCTCCTGTGAGATCACCTCGCCAGTTGGCAAGAGGACCTTTCGTGAACGCGCTCTATTTAGGAGCGTAGCCCAGTCTAAGGGAAGTAACTCGTACACCAGCTCAGTAGCTATAGTGTCCGAGGCGGACGAAAGGTCGAGGGTTGCTAAAGCCCCCGTTAACGAACCTTCCATGGCCCGGCGCTGATTAAGCGTCTGATCACGGATGTCGATACCGAACGCTGCAAGGCGTCGCGCCATATGCGTACCAAGGCCCAGCTGAACAAGGGTGTTCAGACCGGGCTCTGTGCATATGGTTCGCAGCGTCTTTGCGTTCTTCGGGACGAAGCTGAGTTTAGCCGGCTTAATTTCTACCGGTACTCGGTCCCACTCGCTGACGTCTTCCATTTCTTCAACGAAGCAAGGATTTTCGGTGACGGCAATAAAGCAGTCATCATCCAAGCACACTGAGTACTCTTTCTGACACACACCGTCTTTCGGCGTTGTGTACTCCATCCACGTTTCCGTGGAGTGGAGATCAACGAGATGGGGCAGCTCCTCGAGGACGT